ATGTCTGTCTTTTCTGTGTCAGAAACATCATCACTGATGTCAAAGAAGACACCTTTAGCGAATACTGCTTCCTCAAGATCAGCTTGTTTGTTATCTACTGCTTGCTGTAGGGCAGGGCTAATAAGCCTTGAACGCTCTGTATCCCTTGTCTTATCTTCATCAGCCCATAATCCACGCCAGAGACGCTCATACTCGTCCCAGCGATCCATGTAATTCTCATCCCTATAGTTACGCCAGTCATTACAGCGATCCATGACGAAAGCTACTAGGGCATTCTGAGGTGTGATTTCAGATTCAAATTTCATTGTCACCAACCTATTGTTGTGTCTAGGACTTCGTACTCTTCTTCATTCAAGTTCTGATTCCAATCTGCTACTTGTATCTGATCAATGTAACTCACAGCATCAATTAAGTCATCATGAGTCTTACTATCAGGAAACTGCATCAGTTGATCAACAAACTTGTTATTCCAATCAGCTTCATTCAGTACAACCCTACCGTGTTCAAATCGTCCTTGTAGTGACCAAACAATCCTATCTGTCTTCTTCTTATTACCATGTGTTAATTCTTCAATGCGAGGATAGTAGTTCAATCTCCTCATCAGATCATTCATGTAGGGCATTACTGCATTCTTCAATGCACCTTTCTCAATCCCTACAGCATTGACTCTGTAGTCCTTAGCAGCCTTTAGAATCCTTACTGCTGTTTCTCGGACATCCCATCTACCATACTGTATGTCAGCAACCCACCAGCCTTTAGTGTTGACCTTAACAATGGCTATCGCTGTTTCATCCAGTTTAGAATTCTTCGTCTTGTTCGTCTGAGATGAATCCGTAAAACCACACAGATCCACCGCAATGAAATAGTTACCGTCTTCAGGTTCTTCGTCACTGATCTTAATCCATTCATCTTTAAAGATCTCCGACTGCGCAGCCTCAAACGATGCCATGAACTCTTGTCTAAAAGCAAAGCTAGACATTGATCCTCTAGCAGCTTCAATCTCTTCAGGATCTAACAATGGATTATCAAAGCTAGTGAAGTGCCATGCCTTGTAATGTTGATCCTTACCGCTATCACCTAACTTGTACAGTTCATAGAAATGGTTTCTACCCATTGGTGTTCCTATGAACATTGCTCTACCCTTCTGATCCGCTAAAGCAGGCCTAAGGATTTGTTCGAACACCTGTGGCTTCATGTCTGCATACTCATCCATCACTAAGTATTTAAGACTAACACCACGCATTGTCTCTGGTCTATCAGCACCCTTTAGCGATATCATTGCTCCATTCACCAACGTAATCTGCATGTTATTCACATGACTACCTTTGATGACTGGATGGCCTAGCTCTAACAGCGTAGTCCACATAATATCTCTAGCTTGTCCCTGCGTTGGTGCTACATACCAGATATGACCTTTATCGGCTTGAAGCGCTTCTATTATAAGAGTCCAAGCAGCCAAACGAGATTTTCCAGTTCGTCTCCCTGCTGCAATAATTTTAAATCTAACAGGGTCTTTAAAAACTTCCTGTTGCCAGGGCAAAAATTTAACCTGTAAATCCACTGTGTTCCTCTAGATATTCCGCTGCTTTTCTAAGCAGTTCTGGTTTATCTTTATACATACCTAAACCAGCATTGCAGTTGTTACAAAGAAGTTTTCTTACTTTTCCACTAATATGACAATGGTCTACTACTAAATCGTTAGTAAGTTCATTGCATATATAACAACTACTTTTTTGCTCTTCTTTAATTTTTTCGTACTCTTCTAAGGTAATTCCGTAATTTCTTTTGAGATCTGTGTTTTTTACCCTACGCTTGTACTCTTGAGGGTTTTCTTGTTTCCACTTAAGATGCCTGTTTTGATCGCATTCTTTACAAGCCCACTGCAATCCATCTTTTGCTTTGCAGTTTTTAAAGAATAGGCTCAACGGCTTCTCTTTTTTACACTTAACACATATTTTCATAAGTTCTCCTTGGAAAGAACAGAGAGTTTTGGACACACTACTCTCTAAAGTGTTCCAAGCCGATTACTCGGTGTCCGTTTCTTCGTAATCTATCAAGGTAGTTTCTACGTCAACAGGTTCATGCTCAATCATCTCTACTGGATTGTCATTTACTCCAGTGATGTTGATGGTAATGGCTCTAGAGCCTCCACCAGCACCTTTATCCTCAAAGTAACTTACTGGCAACATCCTATCAACACATAACTTCAGTGCTGCCATCTGATCCTTATCCTCATCATTAAGAGCCTTATGCACTATCTTCCTGATGATAGCCTGTGAGTGTGTTAGCAACAGTGAAGCTGTTAGTTCTTTAATCCTTGCTGCTTCACCAGGAGGTCTACCTCTTTTAGCTCTTTTGATGTACTTCTGTACTTCTTCTTTCTTTGGTCTTCCTCTTTTCCTTTTTTTCGCAGGCACTTTCTTTTCTTCATTGACTGCCACGACATCCTGGCTGACCGATGAAGGTAGCGAACAAAGATCAGATATAACTTCAGTTTTAATTTCGGACATCACTACCTCTATATAGTTTCTCTGCCGGAAGGCAGGACTGTAAGGTGTATATAATTTTATGTATCTACAATGTAGTGTATGACGATAAGTTATATGTCTACTATTATTTAGTTTTTATACGATGTTTTGTTCATAGCCTACATAGAAGTATCTATTCTAGCATATTTTTAAGAGTTTGTCAAGTTATTTCTTCATATTCAGTGCAGAATCTGTGTTTGAACCAGTGCAGATTCAGTGCAGACTACACATCAATCAAGGCTTTAGCGGGACTCCATTAACATGGTGTCTTAGGCTCCGCAGAGGCTTTATAGATAACCTATTGATTCTAAAGAGATTTCTTATTAGTAATGAATTATCATTAGCATTGTCTATTTTGCTCTTTTTTGAGGCTAAGTAGCACCACAACAATCTTCAACACAACTCCACCCCTCCCCCTATGTTGATAACCTGTGGATAACTATGGTGTTATCTGTGGATAACCTGTTAGTAACCTGTGGATAACTCTGTATATCTCACAATGTGAAATGTTGTCTGTGGATAACTGTGCTGGATCTGTGCTGGTAATTGTGCTGAGTCTGTGAAGGTATGTCGATGAAGCACCATACAGATACACCTACATTGATACCTACAACGACATTTGATTGATACCTACGACGATAGTCGATTGATTGTTGTATTCGAACAACACTACCATCCATCCTGGATTATTGTCCGTTCATCGGATAGTGCTGAAATGCCGTTGACAACGCAAAATCACCTAGGTAGTATGCATACATCAACCCCAACAAAGGAGTAAATCAAATGGTAAAAATCAGTGTTACATCCAAGCTTGACGGTATTCGATCATGGTCCCTTCAGGCATTAGATACTTGTCCTGGCTCAAAGGCTAGCGATGGTTCGCTTGTTGATGCTTGCAAAGGCTGTTATGCAACTACAGGCAACTACAATTATCCTAACGTCAAAGCACCAAGGCTCCACAATAGGGAGGATTGGCAGCGTGATAGTTGGGTTGATGACATGGTCAAAGCTTTAGACGCTGATCGATACTTTCGTTGGTTCGACTCTGGTGACATGTACGCTTTAGGGTTAGCAGAGAAAATGCTCGAGGTTATGCAGCGTACACCATGGGTTAAGCACTGGTTACCAACCAGAATGTACAAGTTTGCTAAGTTTCAAGCAATCATTGACCAGATGGATGCATTGGACAATGTTGTAGTGCGTCGATCATCGGATTCTATTGTAGGCGAAGTATTGGATGCACCATGGTCCAGCACCATTGCAACAAGCTTCGATGCTGATAACATCAAAGTTTGCGAAGCATATCAGCATGAGGGTAAGTGTAACGGCTGCCGTGCTTGTTGGGATAAATCAATAAGCACTATTGGCTATATCGCTCATGGTGTTAAGATGTCAAAAGTAATCAAACTAAAGGTAATCTAATGGAAAACTTTAAGATTGTGGGCTATCTAGTCACGTACTATCTAAGCTTAGAAGGTGGCTTAGAGCACTTGGATAGGTTCAATACGTTAGATGAAGCTGAAGATTTCGTAGACCGTTTAGAGCCTGAAGAGTACTGGATCAACCCCATTGTAGACTTATCTGGAGAATAGACTATGAAATCTAGTGATCTTGTGTTGTATCTTGGTGGCAGTGTTTTTGGTGTATTGTTCGCTGTGCTTATCTTCTTAGGGGTTTAACATGTATTGGTGCGATTCTTACGGACTCATTGAGCTTAATATCACTAAAAAACAAGCTCATATAGGTTATCATCAGGGTCAATGTGATAACGACATTAAAGGTCTAAGGGATGTTCCTGTTATCAAAAGACAATTAGATAAGCTCAAACCTGACGTTGTGGTCCATGTCTTAAAAGACTATGGCGCATGGGATGACGATGATTTGTCCAATCATGATGATAACCTTGATCGCCTATTGTGGATTGCTTGCGGTGATATTGTAGAAAACAACGTTTAGGTAAGGACTGAAACATGATTCAACTATATTTCAATGGTAAACCCTGCGAGATAGTTAGCAGGGACTCTGCTGATGGTACAGTCTGTATACGTTACGCAGCTAATCATCCTAACTGGCCCTTTCCGAATTATACTTGGGTTAATCCCAGCGTATTGTCTAAGCTTAGGCAGTCTAAACACACTAAGCGATTAGAGGCCCTACAAGGCATCGAAGATGCTCTAATGTAGGTAAATACCAACTTAGCCTAGATAATCGCTTCTAGGCCTGTTTTAATCGATTCTGGAGGGTATTCTATGACTAAAGAGATGTTAGATGAGTTACTGTACTTAATCGAGCTGCAAATCAAGGCTAACATTGCCTTAGCATTAGGTCATGCTGATGCTGCGGACAAAGAGGCAGAAAGGGAACATGTTCAGTATTACAGGCTTGTTTCGTTGATTGAATCAATGAGGGATGATCTTAAATAGAAAGGTAGGGACGGAAGATTAGATGTTTATCATGCAATGAAGCCTTAAGTGACTACGAAGCCTCTAGGCGTAGTGTTCGAACACACCAGTACATTGACTTATGCAATGATTGTTTCAAGTATGTCCGTGATGATATCGCTGCTGTAGGCAATGTACGATTGATCAATGAAGGGGATGATGACATTGTAAGCAAACGTAACATTGATGAAGAATGACTTGACAACTTTGTTTTTCTCTGATA